GGGGAAGCTGCCGAGCGTAATGCACGGCTTATTCTCTAAAATTTTCGACTCTAATGGGAAACTATTAGATAATCCATGTCAACATGCTTGTCTTGCCATCCGGCAAGTCTGCGAGTATATGTACAAGTGTGCATTTACTTTTGACGAGGATCAACTCGAGAGTTCTACCAAAAGCTTCCTATCGACTGAAGAGTCGATGCGAAAAACTAAAGGTTCAATTGACGAGGCCTTTGTTGACGAGTGTCGTAAGTCTTTCGAGACTTACTATAAACCACTGGTTAACGCCAAGCTTGAGGATGTCCTCGAGCAATATAGGCCTTCGAACGGTCCGGGTAGCGTGCATGTTAGCGACAAATTCGCGACATATGCTGCTCCTGAACTAAAAATGGCGTCTGGTTCCATTACAGGAACCTTCAGAGACGACCAGAAACCTTTTGCTGGTTTCTTTAAAGCTTATCCATCTTCTCGCGAAAGCTTGAAGGCGGTTAAGGAGTGGAAACTTTCCCAGGTTTTGTTTGTCCCAAAGGACTCACGAGGCCCGAGAGTTATCTCGAAGGAGCCAATGTTCCTACTTAAAATGCAGATGTGTTTCCTGAAATGGAGCACAGAGGCGCTTGAGAAGGTTACGAAAAATCGCATCAACTTCAAGGACCAAACAAAGAATCGCGAACTAGCTCAGCAAGCATCCATTGACCGCAAAAATGCGACTATGGATCTTAAAGAAGCTAGCGACCGAATTCGTTATTCAGTGGCGCGAACCATATACGGGAATTCTCCTGTATTTTACTACTTTCTTACGAAAGCGCGTTCTACCCATTCTGTTATCAAGACCGCAAAGTCCGTAAGGACTGTGCGACTGACGAAACTGAGTGGCATGGGAAGTGGTTTAACATTTCCTATTCTGGCGCTGACGATTCACATCGCAGTTTGCACACGGATAGCCAAAAGGCATGGGATTCCTTACGAGGAAGCCATGTCGCTGGTGTACGTCTATGGGGATGATTTGATCGTCCCTACGAAGTACGTAGACTGTGTGTATTATGCTCTTGAAGCTGTTGGGCTTGCGCTCAACGCATCGAAGTCCTTTGTAAAGGGACCTTTTCGAGAGTCTTGCGGTGGGGATTACCTTAATGGTAAAGAAGTTAGCCCTTTGAGGTTAAAACTCTCAAGCTGTAAACTTCCCACTACAAAATCGGTAGATCAACATCAGTTGATCGTGAAATCTTGTAAAAGAGAAATCACCGTCTGGAAACTTACAAAAGTTTCGAGAACACTCATCAAACCAACTATTGACATGGTTGGGACTAAGAAGGTTCTTACCTTCAAAGAAGTGGATGTAATGCACAATTCCTTGCGGAGTTGTGTTGTGGAGGAGAAGTTTAAACGAGTTGTGCGCACTAACGTGCGTCCATTTCGTGTAGACTTGAGCTCGGCTTCGGGAATTGTATCCTTGGAACGTCACGCGCGTTTGTGCGTGCAACGAGGGTAC